GACGAGATGCGTGAATTAATCATCGAGTTTGATCTACCAATTACTTACACTCCATTGGGCAGAAAAAGAAAATTTCCTCATCGCAGGATGACTATCCTTGAAGGGCTCATGCCCAAAGGAGAGAATGACATATCCGTCGAGACTGTGGATGGCCAGTATATAGAATCTGGCTACACCGCTTACAGTCCTACGTTGTCAAACACTCTCGAGGCTTTAGTTCTGCGGTGTTTCATCGTCAATTACGGGGATGGTCACAGACGTGTGATCAAACCTGTGCCAGGAATATTTAAAAATTTAGATTACTTGAGTGAGGACCTGGCCCTACACTTAGGTGATCGAAGACTTATTACAATGGAGGAGTGCGTCGAGAAGATGCCTGCACATAGGAGAAAGTGTTATCGACTAGCACTAGCGAACTTGTTCAGGCACGTGTATGATGCGCTCTGGGAGAATGTCAAAGGGTTCACCAAGTTTCAGAGAGAAGCTGAGGGTGGAGTGCCTAGAATGATTAATCCCAACCATGAGGAGGAGATAATTCAGCAGGGGGCTTATGTGAAGAGCTACGAGGAGGAAGGGCATGTGTCGCTATACAGGGCACTCGACGAACTATGGTACAGATACCGAGGCGTTGAGTTTCCAGTGTGCAGCAAAGGGCTCGATACTTTTCAGTGGGGCAGCATAGTTGCTAGGAAATGGAGAAGGTTTGGGCATGGTAGGAAATACACCAGCTTAGACTGCAAGAGATTTTCGCAGCACGCATCAAAGGAGGCCCTAGAATTCGTTGCTGAAGCCATCGAGAAGACGCTACCAGGCGCTTTCGAGGCATTGAGGCCCAAGAAGCGTAAATGCGTGAGCCAAGTTCCAGATGAAGACGGGACTTTGCACCGCGTTGTCGCTGAATTGCCAGAGATGTTGAACGATGGATCTCCATGGACGGCTTGTGCAGCACACGTGATCATCAATTTGATCATGATACACGAGCTACCAGAGGGCATGGTAATTGAACCATTAGACTGTGGCGACGACTTTGGATTTATCAGTGAAGATTCGGTAGATTTGGACAAGTTGCATTTAATCCTGTTGAGGTACGGGTTCTTCTTGAAAGTGGAGGATTCCGAAGTGACAGAGTTGAATCGTTTAGAGTTCTGCAAGTCATCACCAATTAGTATAGGTGGAGATTACAGGATGATACGTCGCCCAGAGTGTTTACGGAAGGATTGTTTGATGTTGTGTGGCATGGATCAGTATATTGATCGCATGTTCGCAGTGGGCATGGGTGGATGTCACATCAATTGTGGAGTACCAGTGTACCACAACTTCTACAGATGCCTGATCAGATTGTCTGGGTTGCTTAAATACAAGAAGAAGCATACAGCAATACTGTACGGACACAATTTTGTTTACTACAGCGCCATGATAAAGCAAGGTGTTGATAGGAACAAACTGGTTGCAATAAGTTACTCATGTGAGGACAGGCTCGAATTCTACAAGACCACAGGAATCGAGCCTCACATACAAGAGATCATGGAGGAGTTCTATGATAATGTCGTGTTTGGAGATAATCCGACCGACTGGAACGTAATGTGGTAATGGGGTTCTGTAGCTAACGACCCAAAACGTATAGAGTACTAAGCAGATAAGCGGAAAGTCAAGAGACTGCACGGGTCGGCGTTGAGTACTA